CGCCGAACCAGGCGTGTGCGGCATCAAGCATCGCGGCCTCGGATCGCATCGCGTCGTGGATGGCGATGCCGTGCCAGTGACGACAATAGACGCGCTGCATCTGGACGATCTGGACTTCCTGCAACTAGACATCGAGGGCTACGAGTGGCACGCGCTGCAAGGCGCCAAGGCCACGATCGCGCGGTGCCATCCGATGATTCAAATGGAACTCCGCAACTACACGAACAAGTACGGCAAGACCGACGAGGCGATCGTTAGCGAGTTGTTCTCGCTGGGCTATCGCGTCGTGTCGCTCCAGCCTGGTTCGGACGTCGTGTTTGGGCATGTGGCGCGATGAGAGACCTGACGATTGTCCTTCCGCACTTCCAGAACCTTGGCATGCTCGATGAGCAGCAGAAGGTCTGGGCGTCGTATCCGCCAGCCCTGCAATCGCGGCTGCATGTCGTGGTGGTCGATGACTGCTCACCCAAAGGCAAGCGACCCACGGAGAAGTCGGTCAACGTCACATCGCTGGCGTCGTTTCGCATCTTCCGATTGCTCAAGCACATCCGCTGGAACTGGCTGGCGTGCCGCAATCTCGGCGCCAAGATGGCTAACACCGAATGGCTGCTGATGACGGACATCGATCACGTCCTGCCGGTGGAGACGTTGCGGCGATTACTGGACGGAAGCCTTGACCCACGGTGCGCGTATCGGTTCGCCCGAGTGGACGCGCCGCGCCCGTGGCCGTATGCGCTCTCCGACTGCTCGCCCTACAAGCCGCACAACGATACGTGGTTCATGACGCGCGATCTGTTCTTCCATCCAAACGTGTTTGGGTATGACGAGCGGTTGAGCGGCTGCTACGGGACCAGCGGCGAGTTCAAGGATCGGGTCTTTGCGACCGCACGCGCGCACGTCATGCTGCCCGATCCGATGATCCGCTATCCGCGCGAGATCATCCCTGACGCCTCCACGCCGCCCAGTGTCTACACGCGCAAGGGCGATCCGAAGAACGACGCCGATCTTCGCAAGCGCAAAGAGGCGCGCGAACTCATCCCTTATTGGAAGCCGCTGCACGGCCTGACGCCGTGGGAGCAAGTCGTCTGATGCTGCCCGAATCCGTGGTGACGTGGAAGTGGAAGCCGAAGCCTGGGTATCGGTCGCACTTTGGCGCCGAGGCCGTCAACACGCTTCGGCGCATGTTCGCTCGGCACTTACAGGCACCGCATCGGTTTATCTGTGTGACCGACGACACGACCGGACTGGACCCTGCGGTTGAAGCCCTGCCGCTGTGGGAGGACTTCGCCAACCTGCCCAGCCCGCACGGCGACAAGAACCCGAGCTGCTACCGAAGGCTCAGGATGTTCGCGCCGGATGCCGCGCAGTTTTTTGGGCATCGTTTCGTTAGTGTGGACCTCGACTGTGTGGTGACTGGCGACATGGGTCCGGTCCTTGATCGGCCAGAAGCGTTCGTGATCTGGGGCGACTACACGAACCCTCGGACGCCGTACAACGGCTCGATGATGATGCTGACGGCTGGAGAACGGTCGAAGGTGTGGACCGAGTTCGACCCGCAGACATCGCCTCGGCTGGCGAAGGACGCGGGGTTTTTCGGCTCCGATCAGGGCTGGATTAGTTACTGCCTCGGCAGGAACGAAGCGCGATGGACGAGGGCCGATGGGGTCTACAGCTACCGGAACCATTTGCGCGTCGCGCGGGAACTGCCGAAGGATGCGCGGATCGTGTTCTTTCATGGCGCATATGACCCGTGGACGCACGGCATGACCACACGGCATCCGTGGGTCGGGGAGCACTGGCAATGAGCGCATGGGCGAACGGCATCCGATACCAGACCGACCGCACGATCACCGATCCGACCTTTCGGGCGATCGATGTGCCGTTCGTGACGCGACTGGTCCTGCGGGCCTTCACGGGCGATGCCGAGTTCCAACTGATTGACAGTTACATCGCGGCAGCCCAAGACCTGTACGAAGAGGAAACCAACAGCAGCCTCTGGCCGCAGACGCGCACGCTGACGGCATCGGGCTTTCCGTGCGGGCCGTTTGAATTGCCGTTCGGGCCGGTCAGCGCTGTGTCATCGGTGGCCTACTACGACTCAGACGTGGTGACGGCCTACGGCGGATCACCGCCCTCGTGGCGGTTCGTGCCGACTGGCCTGCATGGTCCGGCCACGCTCGAGCCCGGGATCAACGAGATATGGCCGTCCGCCGATGTGCGCGTGGATGCCGTGACGATTACGTATAGCGCCGGGTATTCAGACCCCGAAGATGTGCCAGCGAGGATCAAGACCGGATTGGCCTTGGTGGCGGGCGAGCTCTACAAGAACCCGGACCTGTCGAACGACATGGCGCAAGTCGGGAACTTGCTGAAGCTCGATCACTTCTGGCGGAAGCGGTACTGATGGCTCGCGTGGCAAGTCGGCTCTCTGCGGGTAAGCGCGATCGAGTGTTCACGATTGAGCAACGGTCAGCGACGGACACGCCCGATGCGGCGTCTGGAGAACCGACCGAAACGTGGACGACGCTGGTGTCCGGGATGCCAGCCGCGCGCACGGGGATCCAAGGATGGGAGCGGTTCAAGTCGGACCAGACCACGGCACGCTTTGATGACCGCTGGGAGATCAACTACCGAGTGGACATGGACCCGGATCTGGTGGACGTGCCGAAGACTCGCAGGCTGGTCTACGAAGGCCGCACGCTGGACATTGTGTCGGCGGCCATCATCGGACGCAAGGCGGGTATTGAGTTGCTGACCATTGCAAGTGCGGGGATCTGATGGCCGCAACACTGCAAGGGCTGGATCAATTCGCCAAGAACCTGCGCGGTCTTGACCTGTCAAAGCAGAAGGCCGTGAAGGTGAAGATCCTCATGGCCGCAGCGGAACCGATCCAGGAAGAAGCCGAACGGCTGGTACCCATCAGCCAAGACGCGCCGCACTTGGTGGATCACATCCTGCGCGTACCGCTGTCCAAGGTGGACGATGAAGAGTTCGGCGGCAAGCGCGCGCTCGAGGCCGAAGAGGCTGTGGTGGGCATCGGCCCGTACAAAGACGGGTTCTACGGATGGTTTCAAGAGTTCGGCACGGTGAACCATTCCGCGCAGCCCTTCATGCGGCCGGCATGGGATGCCAAGCGCGACGGTGCCTATCGCGCTATTCAGGAAGACTTGTGGGCATGGATTCGGAAGACTAGCACCAGTGGCGGGACGGGCGGACGGAACACATGACGGCAGCGGAGTCGGTACGGACGTTCGTGCTGACGCTCTCGCCCGTTACGGCGCTCGTGTCCGGGCGGGTGTTCTCGCCCTATTTACCGCAGGACATGACGGCGAGTTCGTTCCCGGCGCTCCTGATACAGCAGATCAGCGACGTTCAGGAACCGCACTTGCGGGGCACGTCGGCGCTGAGGCGATGCCGGATTCAGGTCGATGCGTACGCCAAGACGATCGCGGCGGCGCGGGCGCTCGATCAGGCGGTGATGGGCACGTACACCGCAGGATCGGCTACGGGGCTCCGTGGGACGACGGCGACGATTGGGGCGGCTCAGATTGTAGCGTGCCAGTCGAGTCGCTACAGCGAAGCGTACGAGGCTGAAGAGTTAGGCCAGCGGCGCGTGTCGCGGGATTACGACGTTTTCATTACGGGGTTGGATTGATGAGATAGCACGACCATCTCGACGGCAAAGAGTGAGCGCGGGCTGATCCCCCGCTAACGCACGGACGTGGCCCGTCCGCTCTTTGCTGACAAGGGCCGCAGGTTTCAGGCCGCCTGTCTGTCTCGCGTATTGCGAGGCACGCAGCGCGGCCTTTTGCTTTGCGGCCCTTCGAGGCTTTTCGGAAGCACGACCGGGAGCACGTTCACACGCACGACAGGAGAGCACGCACATGAGCAACGTTTCAGATACGTTTTACGCCGCAGACGCCATCCACGGCTACGGCGCCCAGCTCAAGGTCGGCAACGGCGCCAGCCCTGAGACCTTCGAGTCGTTCGCGCAGGTCATCTCGATCACGCCTGGTGACATGTCCACGGCGGTCATCGAGACCACGCACCTTCGCAGCCCTGCCGCGCACCGCGAAAAGATGGCGGGTCTGCGAGACAGCGGCCCGTTCTCGGTTCGCATGACCTACGACCCCACGCACGAATCGCAGACGAACGCTGGCGGCGGGTCTGGTTCGTTCACGGGCGGCGGTCTGTTCGCGATGTGGATCGCGCGCACCACGCACAACTTCAAGATCGTGCTGAACGACGGATCGCCCGCGACGGAGTTTCCGTTCACCGGCATCGTCACGCGCTGCCAGCTTGGGGAAATCGGACCGGACGCGAAGATCGAA